GTGGCGTGATGGTGAAATGCACAGCCGTGGCGGTGGCCGTCGCCGGGTTGGAGATAGTCGCAGCCGTGGCGCTGGTCATCTCGGTGATCACCGTGCCAGGTGGAATGCCTGGACCGGTGATCGTGCCGCCCTCATCGGACTCGGTGAAGTTGGCCGTGGCCGACGTGATCGCGGTCGACGCCGTCGTGGTCACACCGTCAGTGACACTGCGACTCGTGGGAAGGGCGGCGCTCAGGTCGGTCAGGTTGATGTACTTCGACCCGGTCCAGGGGTTGTTGACGATAGGGATCGCATAGTTCGCCTGGCCCAGGTTGGTGGACCCCTGGGTCATGGACAGATCCGGCCAGGTCTCTACGACATTCGTAGGACCGTTGCCCTGGTACTTCACCACGATGGTGAAGGTCTCCACCTCCCCCAGGGAGGTCTTGACATTGCCAGGCAGGATGTCGATCCACAGGTTGTTGCCCCAGGCCCCAGGATTGGAGGCGTTGATCTGAAGCGTCGGTACCGCGGTGGTGGCCTGGTCGTTGAACGACGACTGGGCGATGGTCGGACCTGAGGCGTCCAGACGATAGGCGCGGATGATCACGGCGCTGGTGCCGCCGGCAGAGAAGAAGCTGTACACCGCCAAGTGCAGATTGCTAGGCGGGAAGGCGGTCTCAAACCCTCCGAACCAGGAGGTGAACTCTCTCCAGGAGTTGACACGAGTGGGAACCAGCGGGCCACGAGGGCACGGTCCTACGAAGCATGCCGCCGCCGTACCCGGCGAGGCACTGACGTAGGTGGGGAACGCCGACATGTCGACGTAGACCCCTGGCCTGGTCAAGGTTGGCATTGGCTATTCCTCCGATGCTTTGTACTGGCCGGGTATTCCAGAGTCGAGATAACCGCCTGGAGCGATGGCGCTGATATTTGCTGGACCCCACAGTTGGTGCTGCGGGGAGTCCATGTCCATGATCCGCAGGACGGCCTGGCGCACCCTGGTAGTGAGAGTGGTGACCATGTCCTCGATCTCAGTGCAGACGCGGATCTGGTAGATCTGCCGGAAGATCCGCTTGTCCTGATCGAGGCTGTTGGCACGGGTCGTGCCGAGCACGGTGATCCGGCGTACCGTGCCGGCGGGACAGGTCATCTGAGCGAAGCGCGGATGCAGCTTGCTCATCGCCAGGTGGCCCGAGATCTGGGAGATGTGCTGGTTGATCCTGGCGCTGGCGGTGACCGTGTAATCGAAGTCCATCGGCAGGGGGTATTCGATGGAGGGAAGATCCTTCATCTGAGGATCGAAGGGGGTCCACTGAAGGTAGTAGTAAGCGATCTGCACCCAACCGCGGTGCTCGCGCTCGTGGGCCACCCGTTCACCGTCGAACCGGATCGTAATGTTCGGGTATGTGATGCGCCTTTCCTCACGCTCTGGGTTGTGAAACCACACCGGCACCGGGCGGGTCTCGTTGGGGGCATTGAGGTCACTGACCATGATCCCCTGGAGCAGATTCTTGAGGCCCATGTCCTCTTCGGTGTAGAGGCCCAGGAAAGGAGGATTGGGTACTACATCGTTGGGCGGGGGAGTCATGGTCATCCGAGCGCACCCTTCATGCCCAGGAACTTCTGATACCAGGCCCGCGACTCGTTCTGCAATCTCGCGATGAACTCGTCCTCGATCTCACCGCTCTGCTTCGCCAGATCCATCGCCGCGTCGGAGACCGGGAAGTTCTGATGCATCGCTTCGGCCTGCTGGATCATCGGGTGGTCCGGATGGAGGCCAACGTGGACGTTGCCCTCGTCCTGCCAGACGCGGAGAGAGTCAGCCAGAGAGTGGTAATCCCTGAGGGTGGGTTCACCCTTGATCATGCTCGCCATGTTGTTGCAAAGTGTCCCGCCGGCCCCTCTTGCCGCCTTCCTGACCGTGCCTGCCTTGGACATCCTCTGATATTGGGCGATGACTTTTCCCAGTTTGTCCACGTCTGATTTTTTGACGCAGTCGAACGACGAGGAAGGCATTTTTCCTCACAAGAACTGGGCATTTTCTGGCTGCACTGCTTGACCGGCGTTAGCGGGCCGGATGAGGTCAATGCTAGGTCAGGGTGTCGCGTCCCCCCTGACCACCCAGACCTAGCCTTGAGGTGTGTCGATGACTGGGCCGGTCTCCGGACTTCCGAACCCGACTGACACCACGGCAGGCCAGCCGGGGCAGTACCCCGATACCGATCAGGGGTTGCCGTATCCGCCCGTCGACCCCTCCTCGACACAGCGGATCGCACAGATGGCGAGACTGCGACTTCGGGATCTGCCCCGGCCTTTCATCTGCCGGCAGACCTGCTCCGGTGTGGCCTTTCGGTTTGAGCTTCCTGTCGAGAACGTGTCGTCACCCAATCTCCAGGTGGTCTTGACCGACACCACCGCGGGAGGTACTACCCAGGCTGTTCTGGGTACCGACTTCATCCTGGACGAGCACGGCGGCGTCCTGGTCTTCGCCAACGCCCCATCAGTCGGCATCCTCATGGTGGCTCAGGGCACCTACTACCGCGACTTGCTGCCACCCGAGATGGATCTCTACGTGCGGACGGCCTTCATCCAGCACACCTACGGAATGGATCAGCAGTGGGAGGGCCAGATCGATACCGGCTACCCGCCGATCTATCCACCTCCTCTGGGTACTACCGGACAGCCCATCACCTACGGCACGCCGGCACCCCACATGCTGAGCGAAGTCGAGGAGTACCCGGTCTCGATCCTGGTCACGATCATGGCGCTTTGGGACATCGCCACCGGACTCGCACAGCAACATGATGTCCACACCCCTGACGGGGTCACCATTCCCATAAGCCAGTCATGGAATCAGATCATGCGAATGATCGATGCCCTCGACGCCCAGTACAAGGCGTTGTCAGCAGCCCTGGGAGTGGGCCTCTACCGCATCACCCAGAGCCGGCTACGCCGCGTGTCGCGCACTACCAAGAGGCTCGTGCCCATCTACCGGTCGAAGGAGTACGACGACATCACCTGGCCCCAGCGGGAGATGCCAGAGATCGATGTGACCCAGAAGATGTACACCTATCAGGGCACCTGGGATCCCACTCGCAACTACGCGGTCCAGGATCTCATCGACTACCAGAACCACCGCTACGTGGCCCTCCAGCCCAGTCTGAACGTCGACCCGACAAGAGATGTAGATCCCAAGACCGGCACCGGGTATTGGTGGCAGTACACAACTTTGAATACAGGCTGGGTGGGTTGGTGGTAGCTCCCGAGAACCTCAACAGCACTCAGTTTGCCAACCATGTCCATCCTCACCAGTTGGCGATTCCCGGCATGGAGAGCATGGCTCACCCCTTCGCCACCCACCTGGCCCGCGGCTTCATGCTGGACTTCTCCTCCTCCAAGCGAGAGCACCATCTCTCGGCCCTGGACGTGTCGGACCCCAAGTACCCCGAAGAGGCAGCCAGCCTGGACTGGAGAAGGGGGCCTGGAGAGGAGCGGAACATAAGCCATCCCGGTGAGATCACGATGGTGCAGAACTACCAGGCCGGCGACAAGCCGAGCGCCGCCTCCAGGAACCCAGCCAGGGGCCTCGCCAGTGCGCTGATGAAGTCAGCCCACCACTGGGACTTCGGCCAGGAGACCCTACCGATCCACTCCCCGCTACGTACCGAAGCCGGTGAGCACTTCGCCAACAAGGTCATGCCCGAACTCAAGCCTGATGTCTGGCAACACGTCCCCACTGGGCGGGTGATGGAGGGCAGGCGAGAAGACACACCTAGGTGGAAGGGAGTAGGGGAGAACTTCCATCCCTACCAACAGGAAGAGGCGAAGCAAGTCAACGACCGGCTCACCAAGATCAGAGGCCAGGTCAAGCGACGGGACTCAGGCCAGAAGACGCTATGGGAATAAGTAGCTGATGCCCCTCTACACGCCGGCCTGGTTCCAGAAGGATCAGATCATACGCATGAACGAAGTCATGCAGAACTACCAGCGGTACTGGGGCGAGAACGTGCTATGGGCCGAGTACGACGCCATGTCCTCATCCAAGAACGAAGTCTATGATGAAGGCCCGAGCCGCGCCTGGTATCCCCCGGTAGTGCTGCCGGTCATGTTCGTGGACTTTCGTCAGGATGATCCCCAGGACACTGACCAAGGCTTCTATGTGCTATCCACGGCCAGCATCTGCTTCCAGGTAACCGCGGCCATGGACCGGTTCCGTACCAGCCCGCTCTACACCGCTGCACACTTCCGCGACCGGTTCTCTTATGACAACACGGTCTACAGAGTTACAAAGTACGAGAAGCAGGGATTCGTACATGGCAGTTATTTAACAATCAGTGCTCTGGGCGAGCAGATAAAGGCGGAAGAGGTCGTCAATGACGCCCAGCAACAGGACTTCTTCGTGCAGACCCTGACATGGTAGATATATGATACGAGTATGGGCATCTCTCAGCAGTTCGGGTGGTGGACAGTGATAGACCCTGCCATCCAGGACAGACGCACGAACCAGAAGGTGTTGTGTCGTTGCCGTTGTGGCAACGAAAAGTACGTCTACCTGGGGAATCTCCGATCAGGTAAATCGAAATCATGCGGGTGTTTCCGAGATGAGCGCGTCAGGGCAACGAACAGCACGCACGGTTGGTCACGTACCAAGCTCCACCGATGCTGGACTGGCATCCTGACCCGTTGTGACAATCCAAAGAACAGCCACTACCACCGTTACGGAGGCCGGGGAATCACAGTCTGTCCCGAGTGGCGTGATTTTCGCACCTTCATGACCTGGGCGTTGTCTCACGGGTATGAGGAAGATCTCACCATCGAACGCATCGACAACGATGGTCCCTACTCTCCCGACAACTGCCACTCATGTCTCAGGGGAGAAAACCTTGCCGTTAGGAATCTACGACTTCTATCTCGACTCCTGGGCCGACTGGCAGAGGACAGTGGCGATCAAGGATGCCACCACCAACCTCCTGGTGCCAATGAGCGCCGCTGTCATGGAGATTCGGAACCAAAACTTCGTCCTGGTGATGCGCCTCGACGCCGCCTCCAGTCGCTGCACGATCCTGAGTGACGGGGCCACTATCGCCCTTCATATCACTGCTGCGGACTCGCTGACCTACTTCAGCCAGGGCAACTTTCCAGGAGCGGTGCAGGCAGTCGGGTTCTGGGGCATCGGGCGGTCTTACCTGTACGACCTCTTTGCCACCTACACCGCCAGCGGAGTACAGGACCGCATCATGCGCGGCTTCTTCAACGTCGACCCCAACATCAGCCGGCCACTGGACCCAAAGACCAACCTGGCCCTGACCATCGGACAGCGAGGCAGCTATGAGTGACATCACGGTCACCGGGCCGACTACCGAAGTGATCGAGATCACCATCCCTGGTGCGCCTGGTCCCCCAGGACAACCAGGGCCTCAAGGTGCCGGCGGGGTGCAGGGACCAACCGGGCCGGCTGGTCCCATCGGTCCTACAGGATTCCACGGTCCTCCAGGCGGCTTCACCGTCGCCGCGGTGGTGCCTGACACCAGTCATCTGCCAGCGGCTCCCACCCCCGCCCAGGCAGGCATGGTCTGGCTGGTCGGTACTACCAGCTACGTCGTCTACTGGTGGAACGGCACCGCCTGGCAGACCCTGAACATTGCTGCTGGCCCCCAGGGGCCTACCGGCCTAACAGGACCGACTGGGCCTGCCGGTCCTCAAGGTGTTGTCGGACCAACTGGAGCACAGGGACCAGTGGGATCTACTGGGCCGGCTGGAGCCACACCAACATCTCCACTCTGGCAGCCCCTGCCGGCACTGACATCGCCCTGGGCCGTAGTGGCTGGATCGACATGCCAGTACCTGTCTGACGCCTGGGGCCGGGTGCAGTTACGCGGTGAGGTCTACTACCCAGGCGCTAACCCTCCTGACCTATCGATCATCACCACCTGTCCGGTGGGAGCGCCCACTCATAACACCACCCAGTTCGCCGTCGAGGATGTCATCCCAACGCGGGTGTACCGGGTCGACGTACACACAGATGGCAATATCTACTTACGGTTTCCCGCCCTCAACACGACAGGGCAGCTATTCCTCGACACCATTAGCTGGCAGACCCAGTAAGGAGTAACCATGTCCACTACCGAACCCCCCGCCGAACCCCAGCCCGGTATCTCCCACGAGACTGAGACTGAACTCGTTACCGAAGAAGGTACTGAGATCGCTCACGAAGAAAGGATCGAAGTCACGCCGGCCCCCGAACCTGCCGAAGAGCAGAGCCACGGGGACACCACACCCGACGAGGAGTAGCTATGGCGCTCAAGCGCATCTGGATACCCAGTCCGAACTATTCATCTAGGGGTGGGGCAGCAGTCAGATTGCTGGTGCTGCATACCGCTGAAGGATCGAGAACTATCGAGAGCCTTGGCTCGTTTTTTCAGTCCCCCAGTGCCGGCGTGAGCAGCCATACGGGTGCTGATGACAAGGTCAACACCGTGGGGGAGTATGTCTCCAGGGGCAATAAAAGCTGGACGTGCGCGAACTTCAACCCGGTGGCCTGCCAGATAGAGATGTGTGCCTTTGCCGCCTGGGACAACGCCGAGTGGCACAGGCATCCCAACATGCTCCAGAACGTGGCGTCCTGGTTGGCTGAGGAGTCCAAGGCGTTTGGCATCCCTCTCACCATCCTCTCCGACGCCCAGGCCCAGGGCAGCGGGCGAGGTGTCTGCCAACACCGCCAGTTAGGAGCCGCAGGGGGCGGTCACTCCGACTGTGGGAACGGGTTCCCCATCTCGGAGGTCGTGGCGATGGCCGGCGGCTCGCCAGCACCTCCGCAACCATCACAACCACCATCAGGGGGTACGGGGGGCGTTCCTGCTCCCCCATTTCCTTATCCCTCAGACCACTACCTGGGGAGGCCAGACCCTGATCCAAAATGCCATTCCGGCTTCTACGGCGGCGTGGATACGACGAATGTACGGACGTGGCAACAGAGGATGCGGGACCGCGGTTGGTCGATCTCAGTTGATGGACAGTATGGCGATCAGAGCTACTCGATCTGCCGGCAGTACCAATCTGAAAAGGGACTATCGGTGGACGGTCTGACCGGACCAGCCACTTGGAAAAGTACCTGGGAATCCCCTATCACGTAGATGAGGCTTGACACATTGACGTAGCCGATCTCGTCGCACTGCTCACCGGTATTGCCGGGATCGTCACTGCCGTTGGGGGCATTTTCCTGGCAGTCAGATCAGTTCGTAGTAAGGAGCGTAAAGCCGCCAAGGAAGATCTGGACACTGTGAACTCGATGTTGGCTGACGAACGAAAGTTACGGATCCAGGCGGAAGAACACAACTACGAACTGATGGTCATGCTGGCGAAGCACGGCATCGAACCACCAAGACCAAGACCAGATGAGAATCCTTCGTAGGATCGGCAGACTCTTCCTCACCGGCTGGTTCTGGCTCATCTTGGCCGGGGGGCTGCTTCTAACGTCATCACTCTTCCTGGCCTATGGCAGCACACCAGCACCCAAGCCAGAGCCAGCCGTCGTAGTAGGGCCGGCGGGACAGGCAGGGCCAGCGGGGCCAGCAGGGCCGGCGGGACCACCAGGACCGAAAGGGGACAAAGGTGCAACCGGAACCGCTGGAACCAACGGAAGCTCAAGCTCAGGCAGTGGAGGCGGAACTGGAAGCACAGGAGCTACGGGCCAGACGGGAGGCGTGGGAGCAACAGGAGGAACAGGGGCCACCGGCTCAACGGGTCAGGCAGGAGCGACGGGCGGCACTGGAGCAACGGGCGCAACGGGCGGCACTGGAGCGACGGGTGGGACGGGTGCAGTTGGCCCGCCTGGAAGTACCGGACCTCCTGGCCCTCCTGGGCCTGCCGGTGCCACAGGTGAGACCGGACCCGCCGGGGCTAGTGGTATTCAGGGTCCAGCGGGGGCTGTAGGGCCACGAGGGCCGCAGGGGCCAGAGGGACCACCGGGGCCGGCAGGGATGACGTGCCCACCTGGATATACCGCTCAAGCCTTCACCATCAAGGAGAAAGGCAGCAGCATCAATATCTTCGGATGCGTGCAGAGCTAGTTGATGTCCCCCACCAACCGCGTCGTATACACCTCGTCCACATAACCCTGGGCACCGATCAAAGCTGGGTCTTGGTCGACAACCGCGGTGATCTGCTGGAGCAACGTGGGCGTGGTGATGTGCGAGTTGCCCGTGACGACCATGGAGGTCGTGGCCGACATGGTGACCGCCGCGCCGACGACCGCCACTAGCTCATCGCTTTTGAGTACGACCCTACCGAGACCGAGAAGGTGTCACCTTGGTTGGTCGATTTGATTGTGGAGAGCGCACCGAACCAACGCCTGACTGGCGTCGTGGCACTGTCAAACTCATCGATGCCCACGATTGTGGTCGCCGGCATATTGACGAACGTCAGGGCATTGTTGGAGGTGATGGTGCCACCACTGGGAACCGCGAAGGTGATCTGTTGGCGGGCGTACTGACTACCACCTGAGTTCACTACCTCCGTACCAGGAGTGCTGGCTGTGCCCATCACAGTCACCAGAGCCACCATGACCGGCGGGACCACGGCCACATAAGAAGCCTGGCCCGAGCTAGCCGCCAGGAGGTTATTGCTCTCGGTTTGAACGAGATTGCTCACTACCCCTCCTGGTCGACAGTAGCGACTCCGAGTTTGGACAGCTTCGCCAGATGATCAGGGGGACGGTTCTGGAGAAAGTCCCTGAGCCGGGAAGGATCAGTGCCATCCTGGGCGGCGCGCTCGACATCAGCCGAGCAGATCGGGCACCCGTCTTCGGCACAGCACTGGACGTGCTTAGACACCGAGAGGTCGGTCCCCTCACCAGTCACCGGATGCTTCAGAGCGACATACTGAACGTGGTGCGGCTCAGTGTCAGTGGCCCCACACTTGGCGCAGGTTCGTTCCTGTAGCTCTGGCTCAGTGGTAGATGACACCGCGGCTCTCCAGCCATTGGTAGAGATGCTTGGACACCCGGTAGCGCCGGCCTCTCAGGAAGGTATAGCTGGTACCGATGCCGTAGGTCATGTCCTCGATGTCGGTGTTGACCCTGATAACGCGGTACTCGTCCTCGACGGTCACCGGCTCTGGACCCAGGTCTTCCACCTCCAGAGGATTCCTGGTCATGACCCTGGTTTGCTGCTGTATGCCCACTGGCTGGAGATCCCTCATTGGGTCATAACCTGGGACCGGTACCGCCGGGTCCAGGATTGGATCGGTGTCGACCGTGACTGGTTCCTCAAGCTGACGGATCCTCTGCTCAGCTTCCGGAGATAGCTCCATGACCTGGCCGGTCTCAGGATCAAAGATGCCCTGCTCTTCGCGGACGACATCCACCTGATTAACCAGGCCGATCTCCTGCTGACGATCAGCTAGCTCAGCGGCCTTCTCCTCAGTCAGCCGCTGACGCTCAGAGCCAGTGAAATCCCCTCGTTGCGGTGTACCTCGTGGCATTTCCTAGTTTGTCCAGGCTATTACTACACTTTGATCTGTTATCAAACCGAATCCCCAGATGGCATACCAACAAAGTGCATGTTCTCTACCGAAATCCAATACACCACCATCACGTAGCTCGACAGGCAACGCAATAGCATGACCAAACGCATTGTCCCCCAGGTACATGGCCCCGTGGACGACGCCGGCATTGGTGACCGCGCCCATGCCTGGAGGCCCGGTGTTGATGGCGTACTGACGAACCTGCGTAGTTTCAATGTATACTACGTCATTTAGACGACCGATCTCGCCTATCATGAAGTTTCCCGCACTGGCGTATTTCGTCATCTCGATGAACTCAGGGTTGTCACGCAGGCGGCGGGACTGGTGAGGGTCGATGAAGCAGACGTAGGTCTCACCGATCCTGGGGACGTTCTTGGTCGCCAGGGTCTCGACGGCGTCCTTGCTGACGTTCACCGACATGTAGAAGGTGCCGGCCAGGGCGCTGTAGTTCGCTGCCACGGTGCCAGCGTCGTAGGGCGACAGCGGTGTCCTGGTAGCGGTAGGAGCGGGAAGCTGGTAGCCGAAGATGGCGCTAGAGGCGGCGTACAGGGTGTCCCTGGCGCTGCCGTCCAGATACTTCGCCATGTTCCTGCCCAGGAGCCGCGAGGACGAGGCCATCACGTCATCGAAGCTGGCGTTCAGGAGCAACTCGCTCACGGCCACGGCGTAGCCCTGCTCAGCCACTGTGATGGCATATTGTGATGCCGTAAGGGCTGCCGTCTGCATTCGTACACCTTCAACGAGTTGTGATGCATCTCCTAGGTTATTATATCTCATGAAGTTCACCTGGAGTCCAGGCTGAACGCCCAACTCGGTCTTTTTCACCGCAAACTGCTCATATCTGAGCACAGGCATGCTCTGGAACAGGATCTCCTTGCTCCAGATCACCTGGATGGCCGGCGAAAGCTGCGAGTTCGTCCCTGGGTAGCCCGTGGGGCTGGCACTCAGCAGCGGGGTTCCTGTGATGCTGGATGGCACTAGCCAACCTCCTTATTTCGGGTACTACCTCACTGTCCTCTACGACTAGCTGACGCTGCACGCAAGAGATCTTCTCGTTGAGAAGCGTAATCTTCCGCGGACATCGCCTTGAGTTCATCTGCCGTATAGGTACGGCTTGTTTGACTGGATTCCATAGGACCGACTGGGGGCGCGGTTACGCCAACCATGGGACGACCGGCCTGGAGATTTCTCATGGCCTGGACGCTGTCACTTTTCATGTGTTCGGATTTTTGGACGAGCATGGCGATGGAAGAGTCGATCTCTTCCTTGCTGTTACCGCCCACGAGGTCACGAAGAATGGGGACGATATTGTCGCCCTGCTCTGCCATGCGCTGAGCCATGTAGGTCTGGAGAGAGGCGTGATGACGCTCTTGCTCCAGGAGGGCAAAGGCTCTTTCCCTCTCCTGGCGCTCCTCCAGGAGGCGGGCCTCCCACTCCTCATCCTTCTTCTGGATGAGGTCGCGGAGTTCCATCTCTTCCTCTTCTTTTTTCTTCGCCACCCTGGCGGCATCCCGTTGGGTCTTGGCCTCCGCGGCCTGCCGGTCCTCCTCAGCCTTGCGGAACTGGGCCAGTTCATTTTCCAGGCCGTCCGCACGGGTCTGCTCTGCCAGCACCCGAGCACGCTCTTCCTGGCGGATGCGCTCGACATCCTCCTGGGTAAACGCCTGGGGCGGCTCTTCACTAGTGCGTTGGTTCCGATTGCCGCTGGTGGCCGGCGGCGGGGTGACCGGGACCGTGATGGTGTTGGGGTCAGGCGCGGGTGGATCGCCTTCAGGGGGCGCTGCGTTGGGGTCAGGTTCAACCGCGGTCACGATTCATCCTCCTCTGGGAGTCGTCGTTGGGGGATCGTGGTGCCATGGGCCAAGGTCACGATCCGTTGGTACATCTTCGCCACGTCGGCGTTGTCTTTGAGGTCTAGACCAGGAGCCTGGGCGATCTTGGCGGCGGGAGCGGTGTTCACCTGGGGACCGCCGGCTGACTTGACACCACCGTTGCCGTTGCCCTTGCCACTGTTCCCCTGGGCGCTGGCCGGCGGGGGCGGCATGGGCTGAGGGCCTTCGGGGCTGACCATACCGGTCATGTTGGTGATGAGGGAGGCCACCTGGGCGCGCAGCATCTCCAGAGCAGCCTGTTGCTCCGCGTCGGCAACAAGCTCCTTGAAGAGTTCCTCCAGCTTCTCGTCGGGGAACTCCTCCCCCAGTTCCTCCAGGGCACCACGCTTGGACTCCAGACCCAGGGCCATCTTGACCTGTAGCTCGTTGAGCAGCACCAGCTTGTCCACCGGCAGCGGGGGCTGGAAGTGACAGGTGTTCTCGTAGCTCACCGGGTCCATGGGGTCCAGCATCGGAAGCGAGTCATCCCGCATGGGTGGGTCGAAGGTGTCGTTCCAGGTGAGGGTCTCAGGCTCCTTCATGAACATGGTCTTCAGCGCCAACCGGTTGATCTCTGCGATGCCCTCCCCGTACTGGGTGGACTTCAGCTTGAAGCGATTCATCAACGGCTGGTACTGGATCGCCAGGGCCACGCCTGAGGTGTTGGAGATCGCTTGCTCCTCCCCAAGGGCCGTTTTAGGCACCCCGGTCATTTCGTGCATGGCGCTCTTGAGCACCTCTAGCAGCTTGATGGCCTGCTCGATGCCCCTTGGGTCGAAGAGCAAGTTCTCGACACGCGCATCCTTGTTCGGCACGCTCCACGTCTGATGTGTGCCCTTCTCCAGGTTGCTTGCTCTTGCCCCTATGACCACGGTTACCGGAGCGGCATGGTAGTTGACGATGTCGGCTATATCCGTAGCCGTTTCGTTGTACTGCCGGTTGAGCGGTGTGATGTCCTGTATGTCGGGCATGCCCCAGGGGGACGAGGCTATCGGCATGTTGCTGATGTGAACGATAGGGATCTCACCCAGAGGGTTCTCCCTAGCGTCGATGAGTTCGTCATTGACGTACTCTTCGATCTGCTCTTCGGTCAATAGCTCCGTGTACGTGAAAACTTGACGGGTTCCCTCACTAGTTGTCCCCCAAAATCTGTACTTCAACTTAAAACGGATCAGGCGCTTCCTATCATGGGGATGCCATTCTGGAAATGCGAACGCGCTATTTAGAGGGAGGATGCGGACCCGTCCAGGGTGCGGCATTCCGGACGGGTCCACCCAGGGTTCTTCGTAAGCCACTTTGACGAAGCAGTCGCCAGTGACCGACCCCATACTCCCCATCTCCCAGAGCAAGGAATCCTTCTTGTTGTCCTTCTCCCAGATCCTCTGTAACCGCGTAGGTACAATGGCTGACGTAGCGTCAGGGGAGCGGAAAGACACGCCCTTACCGAAGACAAAGTTGGTCGTAAAATCGCTCAGAGCACGTACCCAGTTAAACGTAAGCTGTGGATCACCAAGGTCTGGGCGTTGCGCCCAGTGGTATCCCAGATAGAAGGCCCAGTTCATGGCATAACGATTGAGCCTGGGGCCATGCACCTCAAACTCTTCGTCAGCTAGCTCAACCAGCCCGAGCGGGGATATCTGGATCGTTAGATCACTGGATGCCGCTCTATAACTGGGAGACTGGAACTGGATTGACATTTACTTCTCTGTGACCGGGGAAGCCTGCTTGAGGTACTTCTCCTGGGTGATGGGTAGCCGGCGGCGCTGTTGCTGACGTAGTTGGCGGCGGGCGTCCTGCTTGGCAAGCTGCACTGTCTCAGACTGGGTGGCTATCGAGGCGTGTCGGGGCTTGACCCGGTTAGCGAGGACCGACGACGCCAGGATGGTAGGAGGCGGTGAACCGGCGAAGGGCTGGACACCAATGTCACTCATCGCCGGCACGGTGGGTGGGGTTACCGCGATACACACCGTCGATGGCCTGGCCCAGGTCACTCATTTTGGGAGCGCGACCACCTTCCCGCCTGGGGGAGGTCGACAGCGGGCTGGCGTGTGGATCACGCCGGTCGTTCCACAGCGTCTGCACGTCCATGTACTCGACGTTCACACCATGGGTTGGGTAGTCGTGTACCTCTGCCATCAGAACAAACTCCCTTGCTGGCCGTGTTGGGCCTCGTGCTGCCTGGCTTGCAGGATCGGGTTCACCATCGCTTCGTCGGGGGCCTTGGCCCCCTTCTTCTTGCTGCTGTAGGAGGTGATCTTCTGCTCGTACCAATGGACCGGTTGAGCCACATGGGAGGGCAGGCCCCGCTGCTGAGCCGCGGTCTTCAGGGCGTGAGAGAAGTAGAGGTTCATGGCGTCGATGCTCGCCCCAGGCTCAAAGGGATGCTCGACGTTGTGAACCTTGGTGTTGTGGCTACCGCTCATCACATCGGCACGGGTGTCCTCACCGAAGTCCTTGATGCCGGCACCACCACGCCACTCGTGCCGGTCGATCACCGGGTTGGCGTCCACCACCCTGGGGAACTCCTGGGCATCTCCGTAGGTGCCGGCCTTCACCGCCCAGTCCGACGCAGCTACAGCACTGCGTACCGGGGCACCCCTCGATCTCGACTTGGTGGCACCGGCACTCTCCCCCGGTACGTCGAGTGGGTGGACGCCAGATCCCTCGTTGTGGATGATCCTGGCTGCATTCCTGGCGGTGGTGTGGAACCCACCTGTGCCCACCGGGGGCGACTCGCCCTCAGGTTCTTTCACTGGATCTCGGAACTGATTGATGTCGGGGTTGTGTACCAACTGCTGAGCGATCCGACCCGTGCGGTTGAGGTCGGTGTCAGGGTCCGAGTTGTGACTCAAGGCAGCCCTGGCGTAGTGGACCGTCGAGGTGTTCAGCCCCAGGTGAGCAGCAAGCTGGCCGCTCCTACGCTGGTCAGTACCAGGCCCTCCGGTGTAGTAGTCCTGGCCGGTAGCGACGTTGGAACCGCGGTTGTGGGCGCGGATGTAAGCGTTGTCGAGATCGGCTCCGTAGTGATGGACGATGTCACCGAAGTGCAGCCCGAGCCTCTTGTGAACATCGGCCTCGACACCGGCCCGAACATGGTCAGGGAGGTCGTCCCAGGTCGCCTGGCGCTTCATGTCGATGGGAGTGTGTTGTTGGCCTAGATCCAACCTCCCCTGAGTGCGCTGCTTCTCCTGCATCGTGGCGTGGGTAGGGAAGTGCTCCTCCTGGGACCACTTGGGATCGAGCCAGCCGTGGGCCTGGTAGTCCTCTTGGGTGTACTGGCCTGGCTCCTTGTCGAAGCTGCCGGCACGAGCAGGCCGCGGCGTGCCAGTGCCCTGGGCCATAGCGGCCATCTCATGAGGGCCAGGAACGCTGGAGCGTTTGTTCACGACCCTCCCCAGGTGGAGTGTCGCCAGGCCCCCCTGCCACGTACCACGTCAGCGCCACACTGCTTGCACTGGGCAGCTATCAGGCTCGTACCCCTGGGACCGGCCCTGACTGGACCCTGGGCCTCAGCCGCGTGACTGACGGGAGCGGTGCGCCGGCCTTCTTGCCGGCGGTCAGGGAAGAGGTCTGGGCGAAGATCCATTACCAGTTGTGCCTCCCGCCCTTGGTGTTGGCGTACATGGCCGCGGCCTGGCCGAGTGTCCTGTCGCTCTGCTTCTCGTCCCAACCCACGTTCGGGTCATCGAGGGCGGTCTTGACCTCCTCTGGGTTGGCTCCGTAGTGCTGGACAGCATGGGTCAGGATGCGGACCTTCCGGCCCTCCTCCAGGGCCATGATCAGTCGGTGACGACTTCGGGAGACCGCCTCTTCTGGATACCGCCCGAGCGGAACACCTCCTCGTAGCGGACCTCAGCCTGGTCAGTAAATGAGCCGTGGGCGAACTCACCCAGCATTGTGGGGGCGTCGATCCAGGCTGCCGAGCCGACGTGTGCCCGCTCCTGCATGGTCTCGTCGGGCATCTTGAACTGCACCTGAGGGTCGACGTGATTTATGCGGCCAGGGGCGCTGACCATGAACTCGATCATGCCCCGCTGGAAGTCGGTGGGAATGTCGGTGTCAGTACTCAAACCCTCCTCGAATCGCAGCGGGCCGCGCCCACCTGGGGCGTTCGGCCCCATGGTCTCGTCGTAGGCGTACCGGCCGCGTTCGGGAAACTGCGGTTCGGGGGCCAAACTCATCGGCTTTCCTCCCTCGTCGGGTTGTATCTCAGGCTAGGCTGTGCGGCACTTCCCCCCTAGACCACCCGACGGGCCATGCCTCGCCGTACCTCGTCGTGCCGAGCCAGTCCCCATCTCCCCTCACCAAACCGACGTACCAGGGTGAACACGCCTCCAGCTAGCCTGGAGGCGTGAGCGCGTCCGAGACCTGGGCACATAACACCTCGATGAACCGGGCCATCGGCTCCGACGCCGCGGCTAAGCCGGCTGTCGGCGCTGACGAGGACGAGCAGTCCTCGCCCGACGCGCCCCAGCCGCCCACGGGGTCGACTGGATCTCAACCTCAGGGACCATCAACACCTGGGACATGATGGTGGCGCAGGACAGTGAATCGACGTAGTCGTCATGCACGCCGGCCTCGTTCGGGGCAGCTACCACGAGGTGAGCACCCTTGTAAGTCTTCTCCACATCCACCATCTGGGTTCGGAACCGACGCCAGGTCTTGGTCCGCTTGGCCCTGGGATGCGCCGGCCACGACAGCAAGCCCCGCTGGAGTAACTGCTGGAGGTGCTTCCACCTGGCACTTTGATCCTGGATCTGTGACGACAGTGGTTCCACCTGGATACGTGGCAGCAGTCGCTTCAGCCGATCAGCAGCTACGTCGCCAACTCCTTGAGCGTCAACGCCGCAGGCCACGATGGAGTAGTTGCTGAAGAAATCCACGATCCGCCAGTACTGATCCTCCCATTCTTCCCCGTGCATCTCCAGCCAGTTCAGGATGCGACAGTCGTATAGCCCCAGTTCGTCCGGTCGGTCCCAGTCTACGAAAAGCACCGTGACCACGGTGGAGTCCATGCGGCGGGCAAAATCTATGCCGGCCACCAGGGGAGAACGCCAGTAGCTCTGGACGATGGGCATGGTGGGGTCACCAAGCTCGTCCATACGAGTCTCTGTGACCAACATGCCCCGTTCCAGGAGCCACTCCAACCTGTAGTTGAGCCTGAACTCATCGCTGTCCTCCCCGATCCGCATGGCCTCACCGCGGATGTAGGCCGCGTAGTTCTTGTTGAACCGGGCGCAGTAGTGCCAGTCGAACCGGAAGTGGTTCTTCTTGCCACCCCGGCGTAGCTCCATGCGCCGGTTCATCTGGATGGTCTTGAAGAAGGCCCCTTTAATGATGTCAGGAGTGCCGGTCATGACCATGGTCGCCAAATAAAAGGCTCCCATCGGAGCGATGGATTTATTCAAAACGTACTCGTCCACCGACTGGGATTCGTCTACAAAGATGACATGGTACGACTTGGACTCGATCTTGGCCCTGGGGTTGGCGGTCTGCATGGCGCAAAAGCTCTGGCATTTTTTCAAGCGGACCTTCCGCGACCCTGGGCGCACCACGTCATCGATCTCTGGGTCTTCCAGCATCTCCAGCGCCCGCTCTGAGGTCAGACGGTCCACCACACGTCCAAACAGAGTCTCAACCTGCTGCTCAACTGGAGCGAAGCAACCGACCATGACCCCCTTGCGGAACTTCGCGAGCATGCCCACGTCAGGGAACATCTCAGCTAACCGCGGTAACAAGATCATCAGGCTGGCGGCGACGTTGGCGATGACCTCTGTCTTGCCGCTCTGGCGGGAGCATTCCCCAGTGATAGTGGCCCCATCTCCGCTGATGACGCTCTCGATGATGCGCCGGCCCAGGGTCTCCTGGTAGGGGAACATATCCACCCCGCTGAAGATGAGCGTGAACTCCCACACCTTGTCCACAAGGCGGTCCACAAACTGCTGGTCGTTGGGGTCCAGGACAGGCGGGGCGTACTGGGCCAGGTCGTCGGAGAGGCCATCCTCACCTGGCTCCAGGTCGTCTTCCCCCAGGGTGGGGTCATCCACGTAGGTCATCCCCAACCAGGCTAGGAGGGCCGCGGAACCTGTGGAAAACTCCCCCTTGCGGAGGGTCCGGAACTACGCTAGTGTTTTTTCCGGAGAAGGTACCCGGCGGGGGAAGTGCGTGTAAATGATCCGCGCCTCTAGTCGGTCGTAGGCGGCGCTGTAGAAAACAGCCTCCATTTGCAATCTTCGCCGGGGTAACGGCTTCACTCATGTAGTTACAAAGGCGCGCCCAAATCTCCGGAGATTCGGGCTTGACAGCCGCCTGGGGCGGGTGCAAAGTACGGGGTTACCGCCCTGGCTCAGGCCGAGCGGGCTGGAATCGAGGAGGTGGAGGGTGGACAAAGGCTTGGTACCACCATGCCTGGAACTGGGTGACGGCCCCGAGCATGTGCTCCTGGCCTGGATGTCGAAGAAGGCTGGGAGCAGGGGTTTAGTGAAGCTGGACCCTGCCGGATTGATCGAGCAGGGTGCCAAGAGAGCCTTCCAGGATCATCACGCCACCAGGAGAACAGAGGCGGCGATGAGGCATCTCCTCGATGGTGACTACATCGAGAGGACCGACATCGGCTTTGAGATCTCGGACCCCTGTTCTTGTTGGAAGGGAGGTAATCCCCAAAACCCCCTCGCCGCCAGGCGACCCGTAGGTATCGTAATGCGCGGAGCGCATGGAGATGCCGAAGCACAGTTGTCTGGATTGGTGTCTCCTGTGTCTTCCCTGGGAGTTAAGTCGGAGTCTGTCCAAAATCCAGTCAGCCTCCTGGCGAGGGATTTTTTCCCCACGGTTTTCTCAGGAGACATGCGGCCCCAGTTGAACTGGCAGGCCCTGGCAAGGGGCCTCAAGATCTGGAGGTCCGACCACAGCATCAGCCTCAACACCATGAGGTTGATGATGGTGGAGTTTGGCCGGCATCCTGAGTGGTGGCGGCGATCAGACAAACCAGTCTGGGTGGTCTTCCTGGGCCGGCGTGACAAGTTGGCTGCCTTGGTGGAGAGTCGTCGGAAGCGCCATCCTGGCGACCGGAGGTACAGCGCCGGCCAGGGCCGTGACTACTGGCTTGGCCGTCACACCCCCCGTTCATACTCCCCGGCATGACCAGGCGCACCCCGCTCTGGGTCCGCGGTCGACTGGACCCTGACTTCGACATCGACCCCAGGCGAGGCTGCCTGACCCCTACCGGTCGTGTCAACGAGTTGTACTTCGACACCAGCATCGAGGCCCTGGCTGCCTGCCAGGCCATCTGCGTCCGCTGCCCGGTGTTCAGAGACTGCACCCGCTGGACCCTGGCGAACTACCAGGACTTCCCCTATGGGATTTTCGCCGGCATGACCGAAGAGGTCAGACGGCGCATCCATGAAGGGAAGGAGGTGTACTACGACTGGCGGCAGGAGTGGACCCGCCGGCACCTCCAGGAGCGCATCGCAACCCGCAAGCTACGGGAGCAATACCAGGCCGGCGAGCGCAAACGAGCCGCGGCCAAAGCTGAGATGCCACCCTGCCCCCTCTGTGGGCAACGAGATAGTGTCTCCCGCAACGGACGCCAGGTGAACCTCGTGCTCCCTGACCGTCAACGCTACCACTGCCGTACCTGTAACCGGAACTTCCTGGGAGAGGAACTATGAACGACGTATTCCCGCACTATCGCAGCAAGACCCTGGAGCAGTTTGAGGCCAGTACACCAATCCTGAAGGAGGCAGTGAATACTGTCGAGGGCTATATCGGCAGGATCGCCCTGGCGAGAGCCATTGGCAAGGGCATCACCTTCATGGGCCAGAACGGGACCGGTAAGACCCACCTGGCGTGCTGTGTACTAACCGCGGCCAGGGACACTGAGCACAAGATCGAGTGCATTGAACTAGCCACCTACATCGACCTGTACCTGGAGATGTTCCGCGTCCAGGATGCGGACCGGATCGAGTACATCAACGATCAGCTTCGCTACATCAAGCGGTGTCACTTCCTGCTCCTGGATGATTTGGGCCGCGAACATAGGTCAGGGTCAGGTTGGTCAGGCGAGCGCGTCTTCGACCTGATGCGCTACCGCTATAACCGCGGCACACCCACTCTGATCACCACCAATCTGACGCTTGATGAACTGGATGAACGCTACGGCGAAGGGATGTCCAGCCATCTCCAGGGATCCAGCATCGTCGTGCTCGTGGATGGCGAGGACTACAGGGTGAGGAACGCCGATGCGTCGTGGTCAGATCGGGACTGACGCAGAGGGCCGAGTCTTCTTCGTCTGGGAGGGCCTGGTGGCGGTCCTCCCAGACCACCGACTGGTCAGGGGCCTGGAGCGACTGGCAACCACTACCGGCCAGTTCCGACGAGCCGTCGACTACTGGAAGGTGCAAGACCGGGCGCTGGCCCTGATGTGGTCACTCAACCAACGCACCCCCTGGCGCATCGACCTCGTGGTCACCACCCGCGGTCCCGCCTTCACCAAGGCCCTGTCGGAGAAGGTCACCCAGGAGAACTGGCCGGTGCGCTACGTCACCTACGACACCCCTCAGAGCCTGGGGAGGGCGCTGAGCTACATGCCCGATGTCCAACGCGTGTACTACGGCCTGGAGGAACAGCGGTTCGCCTACGGGCCTCACGGGTTCTTCTGCGGGCCTGACACTCCTCTTACAGTGTCCTGATGCCTGACATCGAGTGGCAGGCTATATGCCGCACCATCCAGGACCGTAACTTTGATGCCCTGGCTCACGCCGGCATCACTACCACCTTCTTCTTGGACCCCGAGAACGCCGCCGTCTTCGACTGGATGCGGGAGCACTGGAACCGCTACGGCTCATCCCCCAGTGAGGACGCCTTCCAGCACGAGTACGGCAACACCCTGATCGAGACCCCTGAGCCGCTGGCTTACTACATCGATCAGCTACGCGACCAGCGCCGTTATGCCCTGCTCAGTGACATACTCGATAGCGTCAACGAGCCGTACAAGAACCAAGAGACCGACATCGCGGTAAAGCTCCTGGCGTCGGGCCTGGAGGGCCTCCACCAGGAGGTCACCGAGCTACTGGATCAAGACGCCATTGACACCATGGAGGAGCAGATGGCGATGTTCCGCTCTCTGGCAGCCAACCCCGGCATCGCCGGCTGGCCCACCGGGTTCCCGTCCATGGACCGGGCCACCTGGGGCCTCCAGGCGGGTCAACTAGTGACCCTGGTGGGCCTCCAGAAGGTGAAGAAGTCCATGCTGCTCATGATGATGAACATCGCCTCCCACACCGCAGGGGCCAAGACCATGTTCATCAGCTTTGAGATGACCAACCAGGAGCAGATCACCCGGTACAACGCCCTCCGCGCCGGCATCAGCCTGACCCACCTCCAGCACCCGAGTGCCATGGAGGACTGGGAGTGGAAGAAGCTGAGCCGGATGATGCACGGCGTGGAGGGCATGCAGCCCATGATCTTCGTGCATGACCCAGGCCGCACCACCACCGTGTCGGCCATCGCCGCCAGGATCGCGGTACACCAGCCCCAGGTCGTGTTCATCGATGGCACCTACATGATGGAGAGCGAGCAGGACGTGCCCCAGGGCAGCCCCCAGGCCCTCACCTCGATCACCCGCTCTCTCAAGCAACTGGCAGATCGGGCTGAGATCCCCATCGTGCAAACCACGCAAGCCTTGTCCTGGAAAGCAAAACGTGGCGTGCTGTCCCTCGACTCCATAGGATATTCCTCCAGCTTCGCCCAGGACAGCGATGTTATTTTTGGAGTGGAGGAGGTGAAAGAGGAGGGGGAGGCCAAGCCCAACGACCTGAAGCTACGGATCATCGCCTCCAGGAACTGCCCCATCCACGATGTCATGCTCCTGGTGGATCTTGACCACGGCTCCATCATGGAGACCGAAGAGATCGAGTACAAAGACGACGACGACATGACCAGCCGTGATTGAGGATCTGCTGGAGCACATCGGGATCGAGGACATCCGGTCCCTGGGCGTCGAGGTGCAGGCGCGCTGCCCCATGCACGAGAAGAGGACGGGGGAGCGAGAGCGCCGGCCAGACCATTGGTCGATCAACCGGCACTCAGGGGCCATGCACTGCTTCTCTTGCGAGTACTCAGGCTCCCTGACCAGGCTCATCATCGACGTAGCCGGCGTGAGCCTGTGGGACGCCAGGAAGATGATCCGCCAGTTCGATGTTGATCTCTCCGATGATGAGGCCCCCTGGGAGCCACCCATCGGCATGGCGGTGGAGAGTCGGCTGGAGGAGTTCGGGCCACCCCCGCCCCGTGCCCTGGCCCGCCGGCACCTGACCCCCCAGGTCTGCGACCGATTCCAGCTTCGGTGGGACTACGAGGAGGCTGCCTGGGTTATCCCCATCTTCTCCCCAGGTGGTGAGAAGTGGGGCTGGCAGACCAAAGGGGTCGACATCCGCAACCATCCCCCTGGCATCAAGAAGGGCCGCACCTTGTTCGGCCTTGACGTGCTCGTCTGGAACCGGCCCCTCCTGGTGGAGAGTCCATTGGACGTGGCTTACTTGGACACCCTGGGCATCCCCGCCGTGGCTGCCTTCGGCTGCCAGGTGTCCGACATGCAGATGAAGCTCCTGGTGGAACGGTGTGACCGCCTGACCCTGGCCCTGGACGACGACCGCGCCGGGCGGGCCGAGATGCGCCGGCTCCTCAAGGAGAAGTGGCACCATCGCATCCCCATGACCGTGTTCAACTACCAGGGCCTGAGTGGCAAGGATCCCGGCGAGCTATCACCGGCCGAGGTCCGCAAGGGCCTGGAGTACGCGGTGCCGGCGGTGTTCTGGTGAGGATCACTTGTGTGGACGCCCACCTGGAGGACGGCACCATCCGCCACTTCACTATGGAGGAGTTGTTCCTGTATCTGCGTGAGCAGGCGCAGGTAGAACGCCAGAAGGTAGTGGACCGGATAGAGGAACTGAAGGGCGATGTTTAAAGGCACCCTCATCCCGGCGGTGTTCTGGTGACCTTTGATCGTGACCTGGCTGCCTTTCAGAAATGGCTCGCCAGACAAGTTCGGGAGGCCGAGAAGCACCAGGGACATGTCAGCGATGAATATCAGCAGGGTTGGCTCGACGCCATGAATGACGTGCTGGCGGTGCTGGTAGAGGAGTTCGGGGCATGACCTTCAAGGGGTCGTTGTACCCCTTCCAGGAAGAAGCGGTCGACGCCATGATCGACATGCAACACCTCCTGGTGGCCTACGAGATGGGCCTGGGCAAGACAGTTATCACTATCGCCGCGGTAGAAAAGCTGATCGAGGACGGCCAGGTGGGCGGGGGGCTGATCATCTGCCCTGCCTCCATCAAGTTGCAGTGGAAAAGGTTGATCGAGGACTTCGCCCCCGACGCCAACGTGATCGTGGTCAACGGCACAGCCCCTCAGCGCGAGGCCCAGTACCAGCGGTACAAGCGCGGCGAGGGTGAGTACTGCATCATCAACCCCGAGCAGATGGTCAACGACTGGGAGATAGTCTCCCGGCTGCCTAGGGACTTCATCGTGGCCGACGAGGCGACGTGGTTCAAGAACTTCAAGCCGCAGCGGTCCAAGAAGATCAAGCGGCTCAAGGCCACCTACCAATGGGCCTTGACGGGCCAGCCAGTGGAGAACCGGGCCGAAGAGGTCTACTCGATCATGTCCTGGATCAACCCCACCGTCCTGGGCAACTTCAAGACCTTCGACGCCGCCTTCATCAAGCGTGATCCCTGGGGCCGGGTCAGGGTCTATCGGAACCTGCCCACCCTGCACCGGCTCCTGTCCGAGCACATGGTCAGGCGCACCAGGAGCGAGGTAGCCGACCAGCTACCCGCGGTAGTGGCACCGGCACCCATCCTGGTGGAAGCAGACCAGGGCACCAGGATGCTGTACCGGCGCATGGTGCATGACCTGGAGGCCGAACTGGCTGAGGCCATGAACACCTGGGGGAACTTCAGCCTGAGTGGCTTCTACCGCGGTGAAGAGCAGGGCGAGGCCCGCGGTCGGATCATGTCGAAGATTACCTGCATGAGGATGTTGGTTGACCACCCCGAGCTACTGCGGCTCTCCGCGGCGCACTACCGCGGGGTACTACCTGGCAACCGCATGGGCAGCGAGTACGCCCAGGAGCTACACGCCGCCGGCAGGCTGGAGGGCCTCAAGAAGGCTCCCAAGCTGGATGCCTTGGTGGGGACAGAGGACAAGCCAGGGCTGATCCGAGAGATCCTGGAAGCCCACCCCGAGAACAAGATCGTTTTTTTCAGCTTCTTTAAGGACATGCTCGACATCGTGGCCGAGCGCACCAGGAGCCTGACCAAGTCGGTGCTCTTCACCGGGGCCGTGTCGATCACCAACCGGGACAAGGCCAAGCAGACCTTCGCCACCGATCCTGACACCCGACTCTTCCTCTCCTCCGATGCTGGCGGGATCGGATTGGATCTTCCTGTAGCAAACTACCTCATATCGTATGATTTGCCCTGGAGCAGCGGAGCGTTCGCCCAACGCCAGAGCAGGATCATCCGCCTGAGCAGCAAGTTTCCCCAGGTCACCCTGCTGACCATCCAGGTCGCCGGGAGCATCGAGGAGTACCAACACGCCTTGTTGGCCCAGAAGAAAAAGGTGGCGGAAGCAGTGGTCGACGGCAAGGGGATTAATACCCGAGGAAATCTGACGCTGGATCTCAGAAGCCTGACCGATTTTTTGGGGACCAGTCAGATATAGTTGGCTCCTACCTGCTCTACTCTTAGAGCAGGGATCCGAATCGACAAGCCAGTCCAGTCCAGATCCATACCGACGACCCCTGCCCCGTCTGGTCATCTCGCGTCGGGCCGCCCCTACCCGCCTCCAGCCGACATGCCTACCCGCACCATGCCCGATCTAGCCACGCCGACAAACCCTCCCAAGTCACGCCGTATCCCATCCCTCCGAGCCGACATACCCGACCTTGTCCTTCCGGCTCACACCGACATGCCTAACCGGACCATGCCGAGCCGAGCCATCCCGACTCGTCAGCCCAGGCCATGTTTCATCCCAGATCAGTCCGCGCCAGATCGACGTTCCATGCCGCACCCGATATCAAGCTTGACCCACCCGACTTGCCAACTCTCGATCCAGCCACCTCCATTCTGACCGACACGCCCTGCTGCACCCTACCCATCCAAGCCGACTAGCCCCGCCTAAGCCTAGCCGTCCCATGCCGACGAACCAAAGGAGAAAATAATGCCGAGAACACCAGCAGAACCCGTCGAGGAAATCCCCGTCGCCCGCCTCAAGGAAGACCTTTCCCTCTATCCCCGTCGCAGGATCGACACCACTAACATCTCCACCCTGGTGGAGGCATATGAAGCCTTCAATGCCGGCGAGGGGGACGAACCTCCCCCAATCATCGTCACCCGCGGCAAAGTCATTGTCGACGGCGTCCACCGGGCCAGGGCCAAGCGGAAGGTCTACGGGGATGACGCCACCATCTCCTGCATCGTGCGTCACTACCGGACCAAGGCCGAGATGTTCTACGACGCCTGCATGCTCAACAGCGGGAGGGGTCACGACCTGTCGCGATGGGATCAGCTTCATTGTGTCGAACTAGCACGGGAACTCAAGCTGCCCATCGAGCGGCTCGCCAAGGCCCTGGGCTGGACTTCTGAGCGGCTCCTGTCCTTCAGCGAGAGGCGGGCCACCCAGACCCTGAGCGGCAAAAAGACGCACCTCAAGTCTTCTCTCCTGTCCCAGAAGAACGGCCCCATAAGCGAAGAGGTGGAAGCGATCAACGAGACACCTGGCGGTGTCGACGGCATGTCACCGGCCTACCACGCCCGCATGCTGCTGATGCACCTCCAGGCCGACAGTATCCCCTACGAGGCCAACCTGGCTCACAGGTTGGCTGACCTGGCAGCCGCCATCGAAGAGTGGCTGTCCAACTATGGGGCCGAAGAAGAAGAAGCCCAATAGAAAGGAATCACCATGTCCGCATCCGATATTTTCAAGTTCCAGTCCCGGTGGACGACCTACACCGGATCCCTCCACATCAACACCCTGGTCGGTGGCATCCCCAAGGACGGGGCCACCATCCACGCCTTCGTCAAGGCCCGCATCACCGACAACGCCTCCGAGATGAGCCGCATTGCCGAAGAGACCATGGTCGAAATGGGTCTTGACCCTGTTCTCGACAAGGATGAACTGAGCGCCGCCCAGGTCGATGAGATCGTGGACAAGGTGTCCAAGAAGGCCGTGGCCGGCAACGGCTTCAAGCAGATCAACGGTGAACTGGTCTGGGAGGGTCGCTGTCTCAAGGCTGCCCTGAACGAGGCGTGCAATGCCCTCTACCCAGGCGTGGAATCCTTCCCCGGCAAGCCCGACAAAACCAAGAAGGGCCTCAAGAGCTACTTCATAGAGCGGGTGGAAGTCGTTGACTACTACATCCCCCTGGGCCGCACCGAGCCTGACATCAAGGGCGAGGAGCGCATCAAGCACATCAGCGGCCCCCAAGGCAAGCGCAGCGCCATCAACCTCGTGGACGTATGCACTGACCTGGACATCACCTTCACCATCAAGGTGCTGAACGACTGGGTGCCACAGGAGTTGTGGCAGGAGCTTTTTGAGTACGTCGAGTTGGGTGGCGTATGGGCTGACCGCGCCCGCGGTGACGGGCGTTGCGAGCTAACCTCCTGGGAAAAATCGACCGACTCCAGGAGCGTCACCCGCTCCAACGGCAAGCGCCGGCTTGCCACCACCGCGTCATAGCAGGGAGGGGCGGCTTAGACCGCCCCTCACACCAAACCAAACCGACTTGCCGTTTTCCTTGCCGTGCCTGACCCGATCACGCCTAGCTGACTCGCCAACCCATGTCTCCCCCAGCCGACTCGCTCCGACAACCCTGACTACCCGACCCTGGCCGTGCCCGCTCAGGCCCTGCCGACTAGCCTCACCCGTCCCGGCCCCGTCCTGCCAACCCTTGCCGTGCCGACACGCCTGCCCCAGCCATCCCTCGCCGTTACGGGCCTCGCCTAGCCGACTATCCCCGCCTTCCCGTGCCAAGCCGCTCCGACATCTCCGGCCCGACCCCCTCAAGCCAATCCGACCCGCCATCCCCGTTCTTTTCTCTCTCAGGCCCAGCCGACTCGCCACGCCTCGTCCCCCCCTTCCCGGCCTACCCCACCCTGACCGACCCGCCAAGCCTGCTCCGACCCAGCCGCGCCCTCGCCAGACCTTGCCATGCCGACACTCCAGTCCCTGCCCCCCTTGCCCCGAACCACCCCAGCCGACTGCCCTTGCCGCATCACGCCGACCCAGGCCAGACCTCGCCAAGCCGACTCGCCCATCCCTGTCCACCCATCTCATCCCGACTTGCCGTCCCGCGCCACGCCCCGCCGAGTCTTATCCCGCCGAGTCATGCCGACTCGCCACGCCGCGCCGGCCCGTGCCGCGCCTCGCCTCGCCCCGCCAAACCGACCCACCAATCTCCTGCCCAGTCAACCCGTGCCCCGCCGACTCGCCTCGCCGTGTCATGCCCTGCCCTTGCCTCGCCTAGCTGACTAACCATGACCTTTCGCGGCCCTCAGTACCTTTTCTGCGGCAGCCGCCTTACCTCAGACACCCTGATCCTCCGACTCCTTCTCACGGGCCTGAACTCCCAGGCCCGTGAATGGAGCGAGGTCATCACCATCCAGGACAATGGCACCCTGGAGGGGTTAGAACACGAGGTGAGCATGTTCCGCCACCTGAAGCACCAGGAAGTAGGGGAGTGGTCTGATCCCAACGTCGTACTGTGCTTCATGGACCGGATGTCCATGAACCGCGGTACTGAGCGTCTCCTGCAACGTGCTGAGACAGAGAAGCGCCCCTGGTTCGTGATTGGCAACGCCAGCGACCGGAGGCAATCCCCGGTGGAGGGTTAACGGTCACACCCCCTCTGTACCCTTAGCAGCATGGCAACCAAGACCAAGACCAAGCCGAAGCTGGATCTCAAGGGCCTGCGCCAGGAGGTGCGCGAGTGGTACGCCCTCAAGCGTCAGGATGCCCTGCTGGCACCCAAGCTGAAGAGAGGCACCGACCGGTTCAAGGAACTCCTGGGAATATATGGAGAGAAGGATCCCTCAGACGGCTCTATTTATCTGGATCTGGAAGAGCCGATGGGGGACCAGCGCATCCAGTTCTTGAAGAACCTGTGCGTGGTGTCCAAGAACATCGACGTGGAGGTGGCCCAGGAAATCCTGGAGTCAAAGGGCATCTGGGAGGAGATGTCGGAAGAGATCCGCGTCCCCGATGAGAGCCGGATCGCCGCTGCCTATTACGACAACCGCCTCAACGATGACGAGTTCGCCCGCATGTTCCCAGCAGTCACTTCATATCGCTTCTTCCTGTTGGACGAAGATCGGAAGCCAGTTCGGGCATGACCGGGAGCGCCCTCTGCCGGCCCGACTACGAGCACGAACTCATGGCTGCCTTCGGCACCCTCCAGGATGAGTACTACCCCGGCTCCAAGCGCAAGCGCCGGGAGTCCCTGGAGATGCGCCAGGAGCGGGTCAAGGCCGAGAAGGCCCAGGCCAGGGAGGAAGAGTCCTGGGACGCCCACCCCCTGAAGAAGTGGGTCAAGGGCGTCGAGTATGAGATGTTCCCCATCGGTGCCCTGGCGAAGGCCCTGGGCCGCGACAGCAACACCCTCCGCGCCTGGATACGGAAGGGCTGGCTACCACGCAACACCTATCAGACCGCCCCGGTCGTTGGGTCCAGGGGTGACGCCGGTCGTCGCCTCTGGACTCGGCGGCAGATCGAAGGGATCGTCCGGATAGCGAAGGAGGAGGGCCTCCTGGATCCCAAGCCACCGCGCCTGGTGGAGACCGCCTTCACCAGGCGGGTGGTAGCGGCCTGGAGGTCGTGGCTATGAAGCTCTCCAAGAACATCCGCTACCTCGTGAGGGTCCGCGATTACGAGACCGTCCACGTCGAGGTGGGAGCAGAGGCAGACCACCACGACATGGGCTGGAGCGATGAGGACTGGGCCGCACTGGGCGAGACCAGGGCCTCCTGGATCGACCAGCTAGAGCTACTGGTCATCACCGAAGTGGAGAGGCTAGCCCGAGAAGAACTGTCCCAGATCGCTCGATGGAGCGAGATCTCACCCAACATTGCCGAAGACTTCCTGTCCTCTGCACCCCTGTCCCCTGTACCACCACATGCAAGGAGCCAACATGGCACAGCCAAGAAGGCTGGTTCGACCGCGACCAGCAGAAGAGTACGACGAAGCCCCTCCGGAGGAAGGACGCCGCCGTCTGCGGCGTGAGGAGCCGCCCTCCACCCTCCGATCCAACCGCCCCCATCCCTCCGAGCGCCGGCCTACCCGTGACGAAGCCGATGACGACCGCGGTCTGGCCGTCGCCAAGGGTTGGGGTGGCTACAAGCGCACCAAGGCCAACGCCCCCTCCCAGTGGACGAAGCTGTACAAGGTGCCCGACGAAGAGGGCCTGATCATGTTCCTGGAGGACGGCCCATATGCGTCATTTTTGATGCATTGGTGCGAGTGGATGCCCAGAGGCAGCCGGCTCAGCTATGTGTGCCTCCAGGAGGATTGCCCGCTCGACGGTGTCGATCCCAAGCCTGCGGCCCGCATCCGGTTCAACATCCTGGACTGCGGTGGTGACACGCCCATCCTGGTGACGTTTGAGTGTGGTGTCTCGGTGACCGAGATGCTGGAAGAGTATTCTGAGGATGAATCCCTGAGTGGCCGGTACTTCGCCGTAGCCATGAAGGGACCGAAGAACTCCAAGCGCACTCAGATCCGCCCCGTAAAAATCCGTGACCTCAAAGAGGACTGGGATTTTGAAGCATTGACCGAAGACGAGGTCGCCAAGTTTGACGACCGTCTTTGGGACGACACATCCCTCGACGTTGCTTCCAAGGCAGAGCTACAAAAAGTGGCCGATGCCTTCAACGAGTAAGGGTCCGAACGATGGTGCCGGCAAGGCCCGCCGTCGTGTCGGAAAGGGGAGGGGGCCGGTACCCGCCACCGGCCCCTTCCCTCAACATCCCGAAGTGTGACCTTGTCTGGATCACACCGGGACAGACTGCGGGGGACTGGAACTACGGGGGCGGGGCGCAACATCGGCGCTGCATCCTGCTCATCGACCACGAAGGGGATCACGATACTGGCGAGGGGGAGCGGGACCGCAACGTGGTCAACCGCTCCAGGTACAAGTGGGGGGCACGCGGCTTCACCACCGAGCAGGTCTATCGATCCGAGACCATCAGGATCGAATGGGAGGCGCGGAACCGCCCCCAACCCATCAAGAAGCTCAAGGACTTCCACGAGTTTGAGTCCTGGGTGGAGGCCGGCTGCCCAGGTGTGCGCCGGCCCGTCGAGCGGGGCTGCGGCCCCATCGCCACCATTCGCACCATGGAGCAGCTAAGAGAAGTGGTGGAGATCTACTCGGCATTTTCCGAGTTCGCCTTCGACGTAGAGACCCGCGGTAGCCGGCGGGTTCGCATGCTGCAACCGGGTCGGAGAGTGCTATCGAGATACGCGGAACAGACCTCGCCCTGCCTGGCCTGTGGCAACCCCATCTCTTCCAGGCGGCGGGCCTACTGCTCCGACCTATGCCGCAAGACGGCTGACAAGGACAAGCCGGCCCTCGACACCCGAACCAACGAGGTTTGGTGTCTATCCCTCGCCGGCCCAGGCGTGTCTCACGTCATACCCATGGGGCACCCCGACAAACGCCAGCAGCTACATCGGGCCGATGTTTTTGAGGCCCTGCGCCCGTTGTTCTTCTCCAGCCGGCGCAAGATCAATCAGAACGTCGGGTTCGACTTGTTGAGCATCGCCAAGTACTACGAGGGCAAGATCCCACCCCCGCCCTACGCCGACATCATGACCATGGTGTTCTTGATCAACGAGAACCTTCAGTCCTACCGGCTGGAGGCCCTCACCAAGCACTACCTGGGCTACAAGTACGCCGAGAAGTTGGGCGAGGAAGCGTACAACGTCGAGTGGAAGCGGGCCATGAGGTACTCGATCATCGACGCCAAGATGGCCTGGATGCTGTGGTGGAAGCTCCACCACGTCCTGGAGGACAAGCCGAAACTGGGCAACCTCTTCCGCCTGGAGATGGACGTGCTTCGGGTACTACTCGCCATGAAGCAGACGGGGGCCTACGTCGACATCGAGGGGTTCCGGACCCTGAGGCCCCAGTTGGAGACCCAACTGGCTGAGGTCACCAGCACCATCCGCGATCTCGGCTTCACGGGCAATCTCAACAGCACCCACCAGCTAGCCAGGTTCCTCTACGACGAGAAGAAGCTGCCCTGCCTGTGGATGACCGAGACCGGCCAGCGGTCCACCGCGGCCAAGGCCCTCAAGTCCCTGGCTCGCCGGCACCAGGAGCCGCGCAAGATCCTGGAGTACAAGGACGTGAACAAGCTGCTCAGCACCTATGTGGCCGGGTTCATCCCCACCATCGATGACGACAGCCGGATCAGGGCCAGCTTCAACCAGGCCGTTGCCCGAACGGGCAGACTCTCGTGCAGCGGTCCCAACCTCCAGAACATCCCAGCCAGGTACAAGGAGTCGGTCGAGGCCACCCTGATACGACAACTTTTCGTGGCCCCACCTGGCCGGCTACTCATCGTGGCCGACTACAGCCAGATCGAGCTACGCGTCCTGGCCCACATGACCAGGGACAAGATGCTGATGTACGCCTACACCCACGGTCTCGATCTCCACACCCAGACGGCCAGCCTGGTCTACCGGGTGCCCCAGGGCGATGTCAGCGTCGAACAGCGGGCCATCGCAAAAAACTGCAACTTCAACTTCGCTTTTGAGGGCGGATTTACCAGGGTCATGGACATGTCAGGCATCGGTGAGGCACAGGCTCGCGCCGTCTACGACGCCTGGCACCGGGCCTACCCCGGTGTCAAGAGGTGGGGGGCCGTGACCAAGCGGTCCTGCCTCCAGCACGGCTATGTGGAGACCCTCTATGGGCGAAAAAGACGTTTGAAAGACATCTCTTCCCGAGACCCCAAGGACCGCAGCTATGCCGAGCGCCAGGCGGTCAATCATCCAGTACAAGGCACCGCGGCTGACCTGGCGAAGATCGCCATCGTCCGCGTCCACCAGGCCCTCCAGGAGTTCCATGCCGATCTCGTGCTTCAGATCCATGACGAGTTCGTGATCGAGTGCGACGAGGGGGAGGTGGACGAGGCCATACCGTTTATCAGAGAGGCCATGGAGGACATCCGCCTGGATGACCGGCCAGTCCTCGATGTACCCCTGGAGGTCACCATCGGGGTCGGTAAGAACTGGAGCGAGGCGAAATGAGCAAGATCTATTCAGTGCAGGGGAAGGAAGGCTTGCCACCTCACTTCATCCTGGCCGTCATGCCGCCTGAAGGCCAGACTCATCTGGAGAACTTGGTCAACAACCACCTCAGCCAGTGCGTCGCCTGCCAGGCGTGGAAAGAGCAGCACCCAGGCAGCACTTGGCGCAGATTCGTCAGCAGGAAGGCTTACTCATGAGTGATGTCGGTTGGTGGGAGAGGGCACTGGGCGGTGCTGTCGGAAGGCCAGCGGCTCCCGCACCACCCTCAGTCACCACCAACGGCTACCCCCAGAAGGCAGTGCGCTGGCAACCCGAGTACCCCCCGACTGGGCCTCGCCAGGAGGTGACGGAGATGACCCAGCCGGGAGGCGATGCTGACGATAACTGGCGGCGGGTCAACCGCCAGGGATACATCGAGAAGGCCCCGGCCAGCCTGGGCACCAGCGGGCGCTGCCCTCACTGCAACGGCGGTAGCTTCTTCAGGCGCAAGGGTCCGATGGGCATCGAGGCCGCGCCACTCTGTGTCGACTGCGGGTACAACGGCGATCTCTTTGAGCAGTCAGGCACCCTGCTGAACGCCGTGGGCATGAAGTCGTCTGGGCCGGTCAAGTTCGCCCGCTCCGACAACCCCCGCGGTGACAGCCACTTTGAAACCGACCAATCCCTATCCGGCAGCAGTGAGTTCAGTTGGAGCAATGTGAGGTGATCCATGCCAGGAGGCAAGTCCCCAGGACCGTCCGTTAAAAAACCCGATACCTACGAAGCTCTGAAAGACCAGGGTTATTCCAAGAGCAAGGCAGCGTCTATCGCCAACGCCCAGGCCCAGGGCAAAGGCCGGCGCAGCGCCATGGGCAGGGAGGCAGCCGAAACCCGCGAATCGGGGGCCAAGCCGATGAGCAAGAAGGGCGAGGCCAAGCCCCAGAAGGCCACCAAGGGCTACAACAAGAAGGAGAACCGCTGATGGCTGAGAAGAAGGAACCCTTTGGCGGTAAGCGGGCCGCGCCTTTTGGCAAGGGCGGCAAGCGCGAGGAGAAGAAGGAAGAGCCGGCCAAGAAGGCCCCGGCCAAGAAGACGACGGCCAAGAGTGCCAAGAAGTGACGGGTACAACCCGGTCCTCCAGCACTATCAGGTGGAGATCCGCGGCAACAGCTACTACGTGATCGACACCGCCAACCGGGCCATCGTGGGTGGCCCGTTCCGCGACCGGATCACAGCCCAGGAGAAGGCTGACCAGCTAGAGCGAAGGAGGCCCAGTCGTGTCTTCTGACAGGAAGACCATCGAGGCAGTCATGGCCGAGATCAACAAGGAGATGGGGCCTGAGACCGTGGTCTGGGGCAGCCAGATCCGCTACTCGGACCTGCCCAGGATCACCACCGGGAGCTATGCCCTCGACACCGCCCTGGGCGGGGGCTGGCAGACCAATGCCTTCCACGAGCTATACGGCGACGAGAGTTCAGGCAAGACCACCTTGATCCTCAAGACCATCGCGGCCCAGCAGGCCCTCAACCCCGAGCACATGACCTTCTGGGTGGCCGCGGAGGAGTTCGTGCCGGCCTGGGCCACCCTCCTGGGGTGCAACACCGACAAGATCCTGGTGATGCAGACCAACGTCTTAGAGGAAGCGTGCAACGCCGCTATCACGGTTCTAGAGAGCAGAACCGCGGACGTTCTAGTGATCGACTCCATGCCGGCGCTATCACCGATAAGCGAGGGCGAAGGCACCATGGACGACACCCAGGTAGGGCTAGCCGCCAGGCTTATCGGTAAGTTCTTCAGGAAGAGCTACACCGCGATGAAACGCTCCCTGGTAGAGGATGATCGGGCCATAACCTGCTTCATTGTCAACCAGTGGCGTGAGCGCATCGGGATCATGTTCGGTGACCCCAGGACGACCCCAGGGGGACGGGCCAAGAACTACTGGATGACATCCAGGGTGGAGCTTCGTAGGGACGACTGGCTCACTGAGGGGGACCGCAAGAACCAGCGCAAGGTGGGAATCACCATCAAGGCGCGGACCGCGAAGAACAAGAGCTATCCCCCTGAGCGGGTGGCCGTCGTAGACTTCTACTTTGATCACAACGAGACCAGTGTCCCTCCTGGGAGCTACGACGGGGCCAAGGAGTTGGTCACCCTGGGCCTCAGCCTGGAAGTCTTCCAGGTCAAGGGGGCCTACTACCACTTCGGCGGTGAGTCCTGGCACGGACGTGCGGCCCTGGAGGAACAGTGCCGTTGGGATCTTTCCTTGCAGCAGAAGCTGCGAGATGCTATTAGTGACCAACTAACCAAGGGACGCCGTCCGGACGAGTCTCGCCCCTCCCCCCGGCGGCTGACAAGGCAGAAGGCGAAGTGAGAGCACGGCGGCTCCTGCTATCCAGGCAGCAGGAGCGTAAGGGGACGGCGAGGTTTGGAGGAGTTCAGAACGCACGTTCTGGTGCGGGTTGGAGCCGCAAGAACGACGGGCGCACCGATGACGAACTCATCGAGTTCAAGCGCACTGACAATCGAAGCTCGATCACGCTCCGTTACGACGACCTCCACGCTCTCTGGCTCCACGCAGTGGCAGAGTGCCGCCGCCCTATTCTCGGCTTTGAGCTACGTGGAGAACACTGGGTCACACTCCCAGAATCCGACTATCACGAACTGGTTCTTCGTGGACAGGCGGCAGACCCTGCCGGCGATCTACGAGCGGAAATCCCCCGACTGGCTCGCCCACGCAAAGTGCCACGGTCTACCGGGAAATCTCTTCTACAGCGACCACCAGCACAACAATACCCAGGTGCAGGAAGCACGCAGCGTGTGCCTGGGAACCCATCCGGACCACCCAGGCCGCTGCCCGGTCCTGGAGGCTTGTCTCGACTACGCCATCGAGAACGGGGAGAGGTGGGGCGTCTGGGGCGGAACCAGCGAAAGGGAACGTCGGCGGATAGCACGAGCACGCCGCCAACAGCATCGTGAGGAAGCTCTCCAGGCCGGGGACATCGTCCCGCCGGCCAGTGATCGACCCCAACTTGAGGGCGCTCCTGGACACGACCAAGAGGCCCACCCGACTCCTTGGGGACGTTCAAAGATTGCTCTTGCAGCCTGGCGGCGAGAACGGGCTGAGAGTCGACGCCTTGCATCCATCGGAGATCAGCCATTCGGACTGGTGCCCCAGGGCCAGCTACTACCGGCTGTCAGGGCGGGTAGCGCGTGTTGAACAGGCAGGCAGCTACTGGCAGCTACAGATGGTCTTCGATGAAGGCAACGAGATCCATCGCAAGTGGCAAAAAAGGATCTGGGATCTAGGCCGGCTGGCTGGCACATTTTATTGCCGTGAGTGCCACTACGCCTTCCCCGCGGTAGCTCCCCAGGAGTGTGAGAAGTGTCATCGACCGCGGCAGTTCCTGGACTACCACGAGGTGCCTCTGTTCAACCAGAACCTGCACATGGCTGGGCATGCCGATGGGCTGGACACCTGGGACGGCCCCATCATCGAGATCAAGAGCGTGGGCCTGGGGACGCTGCGCTTTGAAGCGCCCAACCTGATCGCTCAGCACACCTACGACTTCCACATCAACGGAAAATCGAGGAAGTTTCTAGACTACGACGGGCTGTGGGATTCCATCCGGCACCCATTCCCCTCACACGTTCGACAAGGTGATTTTTATTGCTACATGAGCCGCAAGTACCACGAGGTGCTCTTCCTGTACGAGTGCAAATGGAACCAGCGCACCAAGGAGATGATTGTCCAGTACCAGGAAGACCGCATCGCGGATCGACTAGACAAGTGCAGCCGCATCACCATGGCACTCCAGGGGGGCCGTGTTCCACCATGCCCCTTCAACGGTTGTGCCGATTGCCAACGCTACGAGGAGAAGCATGCAAACTCAGGAGGACGAGTCCTCATCCGTCGGTCGCCGGATCAGCCGCCGGCCCCCGCTCGATCTCAAGGAAACGCTGGCGAGAATGGTCAACGGCCAGCGCCGCGCCGTCTACACCGATCTGGGGATCGATGAACCTCAGGCCCCAGACCATCAGCCTCCCACCCTGGGGACTGACATCGATGACCTCACCGACAAGCAACTCATGGATTTATTCGTCAAGTTCACCCGCTGGTGTGATTATTTTCAGAACCAGCTAGCCATCGAAGAGATATTTGAGCACCATGCAGAGATGGAAATCCGACGCCTGGAGGGGTTGTACCTCACACGCAATCGTCCTGAAAAAGCGAGCGAAGCGGTCACCTGGGTGCGGGCGGCGATGGAGACTGACTCCGAGATTCGTTCCGCGAGGGATGCCCTCAGGCTGTACTACGCCAGGCGAAAGCTGAAGCAGATGCTCTTTGAGTCAGCCGAGCGGGACGCCGCGGTGGTGAGCCGAGAACTCACTAGGAGGACCGATACCAAGAACCCTGGATACCGTCGAGCAGATCGAGGAGCGCCATGATCAAGTGTGTAGGCCAGACCAAGAAGGGGCCGTGTACCAACAAGGCCATGTACGTCGTCGGGGAGGAGGAGGTGTGCTTCATCCACCTCCAGACCTCCCTGAAGGAGCAGCTAGGCACTGACACGGGTATCGCCGCCAGGCAAGTGGTGGTGCGATTGGCGACTCCATGACCCCGCCACCGAACGCCGAGAAGGGGGGGGCGTTATCAATGAGCCACGAAGTCGAAGAAGCGGCGCTGCGAATCAAGCGAATCGTTGAGGATGCCCACCAGTTGATGGGAAGAGGCATAACGGAGGATGAAACCCGCCAGATATATGGAGTTCTGGACGAGTTGGAGTCCGATGCTGCGCTTTGGATGCTCTGGCAGCAGAGGAACTTGGGTTGCATTATCAACGATGAGGGCGAGGTGGGGTGGAGGTCGATCACTCCGTACAGAGCACCCCCTACCGGCAGGTCAGGGATGAAGCCATGACCTACTGGTGGCGTCCGTACATCGGCTGGGGCCGGCGGCAGTTCGTGGTGGGCATCCGCCGCAACCGTCGCGACCGTATCTGTCCTGAGCACCGCTTCATCCGCCTGGAGAATGAACTGTGGTGAAAACCTGGGTGGTGGAGGGCAAGATGTTGGGGCGATTTTCCTTTGAGTGTGAGTACTGCGGGTACTGCGGAGGCAACTACGCCACCAGGGAGACAGCCCAGGTCTATGCCGACATCCACGCCAAGTACGAAGTCCCCGAGCACCGATGACCGACCTAGTCAATCATCCTCCGCACTACGGCAGCCACCCATCAGGTGTCGAGTGCATCCGCATCGTGGAGCACTACAACTTCAACGTGGGCAACGCCATCAAGTACCTGTGGCGGGCAGGCCTCAAGGATGGGGTGGACCCGGTGGAGGATCTGAGGAAGGCAGCCTGGTATGTCAACCGGGAGATCGAGAGGATCAGCGGTGAAGAAGCTAGGGCGGTACCCGATGTGGGAATCGAACGAGGGGCCACCTCACATGGTGTTCACGACCGACATACGACTGCCTTCAGCGGCCAACGCTCATGAGCGACTCATCCGGCGGCACCTGGAAGTCTGCCCCCAGTGCCGCGAGTGGTCCGACGAACACGGCAATGACTGGGCCAGGTGGTTCTGGGTTGACTCTGACCTTTGACGAGTGGCTGGAGATCGGTATGAAGGAGGGGTACTGCTCTAGCCCTGTCTGTAACACTCATGATGGGCTGCCCTCCAGCGAGGAAGAGGACGCTGAGTGGGAAGACGGGGGCGATCCCTGCGTCCCGGCAGTGAGGTTGTTCTGGCATGACTGACATCTACATCGGGATTGATCCTGGATCCAAGAACTGTGCCCTGGTGGCCTGGTCGCCCACCGGGGGCCTGGTGGCGGCGTGGAAGCCCAAAGGCACCATGCCCAAGGGGGTACTACGCCTGCGCCGGCTGATGACCGAGATCGGCGCAGAGCTAGAGAAGCTGGACACCAGGGGCAACTGGATCAAGGGCATCGCCATGGAGGGATACTCGATGGCTGAACGCTACGGCCAACACGCCTCCGGTGAGGTGGGAGCAGCGATCAAGCTAGCCGTGCTGGGCCAGTTCGCCACCGACGACCGGAGGGCCTACCCGACCCTCGTCACCCCTCAGCAACTCAAGAAGTTCGTCACCGGCAACGGCAACTTCAAAGGCGAGATGATGTCCAAGGAGGTGCTGAAGCGGTGGGGCGTCGACTTCCCCAACAACGACCTGGCGGTGGCCTACGGCCTGGCCCGCATAGCTCACGCCGTCGATGCCGATCCGGAGGGCCTGACCCAGTTCCAGAGGGACGTGGCCGTCGCCCTGGACGGCAGGACCGAGTTCGACCCCACCGCCACCCGCCGGCTGGTCAGGGTGGGCCGGTAGCCCCGCCCTAGGCTTTCGGGTATGGCAGATCAACGCAGAGTTGGACACAGCGCACGACGCCGCATGGGTGCTTCCTCCAGCCATCTGGGTATGGCTGGCGGTCCAGGCGGCTCCTGGAGTCCTCCGTATGCCGGCTCTCCTGGTGGAGAAGCTGCCCTCGCCGGGGCTGAGCAGACAGCCCAGGGCAACGTCCAGATCCCCATAGCAGGAGGTCGAGTCATGAGTTCAGAAGGACGAGCCAAGGGGGTGCCACCGGAATATCCGACCGCCACCAAGCCTCCCCTGGGTGACAGCAGCCACTTCGTGGCCGGCGTGGCAGCCGGCGTCCAGGCTGAGCCGCACCCACCCCGAACCCGCGGTGGTCCCGAGATGGCGAACGCCAGGCTCACGGTATCCCCCTCCATGAAGGTGCCCCAGGAGTCCCCGGTGCCAACCCAGGGGGGAGGACGGCCCGTGCCCTCGACGCCCTCCCGCCAGGGCAGCTTCGGTGCCGGCCAGGGGGATGCATTCGGATGAGCGACCGCGGAGTCTTCCAAGGCCCTGCCCCCATGAACACAGGGCAGGGTGAAGGAGGGTACGAGTACGCGGACCACGTCCTCAAGGAGCCGCATGGCCCCACCTACGACATGGTCACGTCAGAAAAAGACGCGTCCACCAGGGATCCCCAGGACGCCCATTTTATGGGGCAGCTTCTGCCGGCAGCCCACTCCCGCTCAGAAGAGGTGCGCTCCTTCTTCAACGCCCAGTCGATCACCGGGTAACCCGTGCCCAGGGGCGTCTTCACCCCATGGCAGTACCTGCCGCCGTATAACTACGGCGCGCCTGGGAACGCCAACACGGTTGGCGGTGGCGGTGGCATCGGGCCGTATTTCCGCGATGCCATGGATGCCAGGCGGTCTGCCTACAACCAGACGCCAGCCGCTCAGTGGCCCGATGGCTACCTGGGGACCATCAACACCAGGAGACAGGACCGCCTCCTCGACGCCATTAAGAACCGTGCCAATCAGAGGTCTTATGTCAGGGGGGTCCACAAGGGCGAGCGGATCGATCCGGCTGACTACATGTACCCGCCCACGCTCCAGCCCGAGCGGGGCATCCAGCGCCAGATGATGACCGCGGTGCCTTTTGACACCATGGTGCTGAACGACCGCGGTGCCCCTCAGCTAGAGCTAGTCCCCCAGTACAGCCCTCGTGAGCAGGCGATGATGGGGGCCGAGCCAGGTATCGGACGCACCACCCAACTCCGTAAGCTCGCACCCCCCTGGAGGTAACGATGTCCGACTGGTTCTTTCACCCGGTAGGAGGTGAAGGAGAGGAAGCAGGAGGTGCCCCCGCCGGGGCCACGCCCAAGGCCCCAGGAGGAGACCAGGCCCCGCCCTTGCATCCTCTGACTGGCATGCCCAGTTCCATGCCCCAGGTAGGCGCGACCAGCCCGGTCAATGATCCCAGCCGGAACGTCTACCGCGGCACCCAGTTTGCCCAGACCGGCCTGGGCCGGTACATGAACCGCAACAACAACGGGATGCAGTTCAACAAGCCGGCGATCATGGGGGCCGTCAGGAACGGTATCCAGATGTACGACGACGCCAAGTACTACCGAACACACGGTATGGGAGCGGCGTTACGCACCGTCACCGGCTTGCCTCAGTTGCCATCCCACAGGAACGACGACATCAACTCCAGGTACCGTGCGAACACCGCCAGCACTCATGGGTCGTACCCCGGTCACATGGAGGCCGATGTTGCTACTCAGGCTGCTCACCCATCCGCCGATCCCAACGACCTTGTCTTCTGATGGGCAACTTTGACGAGTTCTTTCCGTTCGACCCAGGGTATGGGGCCTCTGCCAACGCGGCCCGGTGGCGGAAGATGGCGCAGCTATGGATGGCGGATGGTGTCCTCGCCAACTACCTGAACCAAATGAACGCCAGCATCGCCGGCAGCGTGGTCACGGTGCAGACCGGGGCGGTCTTCATCCATGGGTACTACGCCGAGCTACAGAACAACCAGACCTTTACAGTGGGTACCAACGGCACCATCGTGGCCCAGGTCAACTTCGCCAACGAGGTCGTGGCCCTGGTCTACCGCGACACCGTGGTGGATTACGGGACCGGGGGCTTTGAGCAGGACACCAACATCTGGGAGATCCCCATCTGGGGGGTGAGCGGCGGCACCACCCTCCTCGATTTACGGAACCTGATCAACCCGGCCACGGGGCTGCGCTGGACAGCCAACCAATCTGGGGCCACCTCTGTCGGCACTAGCTCTACCGCTCAGTTCAGCTTCGGCGTGGCTCGCATCCCCTACGCGGCTCTGGGATTCCTGCATGGCACCCTGCTCGTCCAGTTCAGTGACATGAGCGTGGCTCAGACCGTGGCCTGCTCACTGACTTATCAATGGGGACAGACCGACCAACAGCCCAACCCGATCACAGCAGCCGACACCATCACGCCGGCCAACTCTGCCGGATTCCCTACAGGTTCCAGCATTTCAATGCCGGTCTCGTTGATGACGCCTGTGCCAGTAACTCAAGGAAAGAAGACGTTCGGATGGAGAGTGACAGCGGGGACAGGACCGGGGATCACGGTGTCACAGATGACACTGAGCCTGTGGACGGGGGGCAGGCCCCCGGCAGCGTAGTCACCTATGAGGTCAACGACGAGGGTCAGTTCGTGAACACCGAGACCGGCGAGGAATATCCCCCTGGGCCGGATCTGGCCCCTCACGAGGAAACCATGCCCGACTGGCTGTGGAGTCAGCATGCCGGCACCACTGAGGATCTCCGACAAGAGGCTGACCTGTGACTCTGCTCGACTCCTACTTTCCATTTGACCAGCCCCCTGGGAATATGGCTACGCCGGCCAACTGGCGACAGATGGCGCGGCTGTTCTACGGAAGTGGGGTCGTCCCTGGTAATCAGAACCAGCTAGCCGCCACCATCTCCGGTGGCACGGTGACGATCCAGCCAGGAGCGGTCTGGGTCGACGGGTTCTTCGGGCAGAGCAACTCCAACAAGACCGTCAGCGGTGTCAGTTCTGGCCTCGTCGTGGCTCGCATGGATCTGACACAGCGGCAGATCTATTTTCTGTACCTCCCCGGCACGAGCACCCCTGGGCAGAACCCCCTAGCCAACACCTACGACATCCCGCTCTATCAGGTCGCGTCAGCTTCGGCCATGACCGATGTACGCCAGTGGTGCAATGCTGATCCGACCAAGGTCGCCCGCGGTCGGACACATCGCAACGCGGCCTACAACACCAGCACCACACTCTATCCCTATGGCTTCGACACCATCGACTATGGCAGTAACTGGAGCGCGTACACCTTCGTCTGTCCTTACGCTGCGGACTATCTCTGCCTCTCTCAGGTCGGATTTGATGCCAACGCTGCCGGCCAGTGGTACAACATACGACTCGTACACAACACCACCCTGCAAGCCTGGAGCGGGACTCCCACCTCCACTGGAGGGGCCATCATGGTGGTTCAGATTCAGGACATCGTGCCGTGCAAAGCCGGCGACACGCTGTATATCCAGCACAACTGCTCCACCAACGGCCTTGCCGGCAGGGTTGGTAGCTACTACGCCTGGTTCACGGTGAGGGCGCTGACGTGACCTTCATAGTCCCGGCCAACTTCCGCCAGCTTCCCCCGGTCTGGGAGATCGCCCAACCATTTCAGATCGACTCCACCGGGGCCGTCGCCTTCGATGCCGATCCGCGGCGATGGGCCATCAATCACATCCTGGCGATCCTGCTGACCATCCCAGGAGAGCGGGTCATGCGACCTACGTATGGCGTCGGCATCTACCGCTTCGTCTTTGAGAACGACGACCCCATCGAAGAGCAGAACATCAT